TGTATCCCAAGAAGCTGCTCCAGTAGTACAGAAACCTGCCGCCGTTCCATTATTAGTGATCGTTGCACCCCTAGGAATTGTTATAGTGTCTCCACTATCTCCTAACTGTACCGTTCCACAATTTGTTCTTGGACTAATTTTATTTACTTTTACTTCACTCATAATTTACCTATGCAATTTTATATCTTATTACAACAATTCCTGATCCACCAGATCCACCTCCTGATCCAGATCCGTGTGTAGTTCCACCACCGCCACCACCACCTGTATTAACTGTTCCTGCGTTTCCAGTTCCTGACGGACTTCCATTAGTTCCAGCACCACCACCACTTCCTCCAGGACTAGGTGCAGGAGAAGGAGGGTCATTAGCTCCACCTGCTCCACCAGCTCGACCTACTGGACTTCCTGTAATACAAGATGTTGTACCAGAACCACCGTTTCCTCCAGAACTACCACTACCGTTTCCTCCAGTTCCTGAATAGCCACCACCTCCAGATGCACCATATGAAGGTCCCGCTCCACTTGATGAACCGCCATTTCTTCCTTGAGGTGGACTAACTGGAGGAGTGTTTCCACTTCCGCCTGCATTGTTGTTACCACCACCTCCACCAGATCCTCCAGGTTTTCCTGTAGAACTGGAGTTACCTCCTCCACCTCCACCTGTAGATGTAAAAGAAGAAAATACTGAAGGACTTCCACAACCACCACAACCACCACCGCCAGGATATGTTCCACCAGCTCCGACTGTGATTGGAAAAGCTGTTGCTGTTACTGTATGCCCTGTAGTAGCTCCAGGTGAAGCAGTGTAAGGTGTCACGGGATTACATTTTCCTTCTCTATAACCTCCAGCACCACCACCTCCACCATTACTAAAACCACCTGCTCCTCCACCAGCAACTACCATATAAGCCACATTATTTCTACTAGAGCAAGACGATACTGCATTAACCGTAAAAGTTCCTGGACCTGTAAATGTATGAATTCTGCAAGTTGGAGTGTTAGTTATAGTTCCACCTGTAGCACATATAAATTCTACAACTCCTGTTTGTGTGTCTTCTGCGTTTTGAACGTTAACCCATCCTTTAGTAGAATCAACATATACTAAAGTTGTTGCTTGACCATTTACATTTAATGTTAAATCTGATGCAACTCCACCTATTTTTTCTGAACCATTTGGACTTATTGTTAAATTATATGTTGCAAAATTTCTTGCATAATCAGATACTGAAACTATTGCTCCAGCAGATCCTGCTGGTAAATTCATTGTTATAGCACTTCCTGAATTTATAAAATATCCTTCACCATTTACTGCAGTGAATGTTGCAGTCTTTGGTGTTGTCTGCCAATCGACAGTTCCTGTTCTTCCAAAACCTGTCTGACTTGCTCCACTAGCAAGTGATACTGTATCACCAGAAGCACCTAATGTGATTGTTGTACCACATTGATTAATTAAATTTCCACCATCACTTGCTTGAAGTGCATTTGATTTTACAATGTTTCCTGCAACTGCAACTGTATCACCAGCTGCACCAACTGTAATTACATCACCACTTTCATTGATAATGTTATTATCGTTTTGGTCTGAAATATTATCTACTTTAATTTTACTTGTCATAATTAATTTTGAAATTTATACCTTATTATTACTATACCAGATCCACCATTACCAGCTCTAGCACCTTGTCCAGAATCACTTCCATTACCACCGCCACCGCCACCTAAATTAACAGGTGCATCTGAACCAGAACCAACTCCTACTTTACCATTAGCTCCACCTCCTGGGCCTCCTGTCCCTGCTAAAGTACCTGGATTACAAGCACCACCGCCTCCACCACCACCTCTTACAACGGGTGATCCAGTGATTGAAGAGGTTGCACCTATACCTCCAGGCCCTGCGTTTGTTCCTGGTCCTGTTCCTGAATTAGGTCCTGTGCCTCCAGCACCGCCTCCGCCACCACCATTGTCATATGCTGTACAACTTGGAGCGAGATTATTTGAAGCTCCTCCTGGATTACCTTGAGGTGGACTAACTGGAGGAGTATTACCTGAACCTCCTGGATTAGCAACTCCAGGGTTACCTGGGGTAGACCTTCCACCACCACCTCCACCTGAACCACCAGGAAATCCTGCACCTTGACAATTACCTGCACCAAGACCACCCATACCTCCACCAGTTGATGTTATTGTAGAAAAAACTGAATCAGCACCTTTACCAGCTGGACCTGGGACTCCTGGTGCGTATGGACTACTAGGTGGTCTTGTTTGTCCTGCACCTCCAGCACCCACTGTAATTGGATAATCTTGTGCACAAACAGTTAAACCACCAGTAGCTGGGTTTGGAAAAGATTCTCTATAACCTCCAGCACCGCCTCCGCCACCACCTTGTCCTGGTCCACCTGCTCCACCCCCAGCAAGCACTAAAGAATCAACTGTGCTCGATCCTAAGGCATTACCAACTGAACAAACTGTAAAAGTACCAGGTCCTGTAAATGTGTGTATTTTAAAATCACCAGATTCAGTTATAGTTCCACCACTAGCAACTATATATTCTGGTTGTAATTCTATATCGCTTAAATTTGCTGTTTCGGTGCCTTTCCAACCTTGTGTTCCATCTACATAAACTAAAATAATAGATGAATTATTTTCTGTAATACTTAAATCATTTGTTGCACCATTTATATTTGAACTATTTCTTCCAATAGTTATAGCATTGGTTGCAGCTGTTCCTGCATAATCAGCTACGGCCATTATATCACCAGAACTTGGAGAAGCTGGAAGATTGACTGTTAAGGCTCCTGATGTTGTATTTATAAAATATCCATTGCCACTGACACCTGTGAACCCTGCTGTTTTTGCAGTTGTGTCCCAATTGACTGAACCTGATCTACCAAAACCTGATTGAGTAGCACCAGCACCTAAAGTTACAGCTGTGCCTGATCCACCTAAAGTTAAAGTTGAACCACTTTGTTTATCAATAGTATCTACTTCTATCTTACTCATTAAATAATTACCAATGTTCCTGTTATAGTTTGTGTACCTGTAATTGTAACAGGGCCTGCTAATACACCTGAATCTAAAGTTTGATCTTCATCTAAAGTAGAGGCATGAGTTACAACATATCCTGTAGCTTCCATTACTGGAGACATTGCTTTCTTTGCAGGGATTGTACAAAATACATCTTTTTCTCCTGCAGCAAAATTAACAAGACTATCTGAATTAGTAGATGATAAAACTGTATCTCTAGAAAGAGTATCTGGAGTTGCATCAGTTACTGTACCAATACCTACTTCAAACTCTGTTTGAGTTGAATTAGTAATACAGTAATAAGTTTGATTAGTAGTACCAATACCTGTTACAAAAGATTCAAAACCTTGTGACGCACCAGCTAAATTAATAGTTCCTGTTCCTGTAGTAGTACTTGTTTCTTTTACTCTATCATTAATGATGAGTGCAGCCATAAGTAGTACTCCTTTAAGCTATTCTAATTAAACCAGCACTAGCATTAGCAGTTGGAAACTGTAATTCAAAAGTTCCATTCGTTGAAGTTTTAACTCCTCCAAAATCTAAAACCGCAATTGCAGAGTTAGCATTATTTGCATTATATAAAAGTGCAGCTTGAGCAGAAATTGTTGCATTAGGAAATGTAACATTGTCTGCATCAAAAATAGCTGTAGTTCCATCTACAGAAATTGCAACATTAGTCAATACATTTCCACCTGTAGTGTAATTAGTAGCTACGTTTCCTGTAACTTCATCTGCAGTTATGTAAACAGATGTAGTTGCATTCAAAGTTGCTGCATTTGTGTATAGTGCACATTTAAGAGTTTGAGCTTCAAGGTTTCCACCAGGCGACATCAAGTCTTGTTTAAATACTGTGCAAATCGCTTGTGTTATTGCCATATTATTGTCCTCCAGTTAATGTGTTTGTACCAACAGGGCTACCTGGAAACTTATAGTCAGTTCTTCTTCTTCTACGAGCTTCATTATTAACAGTGGCAACTCTTGTATTATACAAATTTTGGTATATAGTATAATCTTCCATGTTCTTTGTAAAGAGATTTGCTTCTGCTAAACAACCAAATAATAAAACATCTGGGATAGTTTCGGTATACCAATTAGTAGTGTTAGTATTAGATAATGGATTAATTTTTCCTTGATATCCTAATTTTAGAGTGTAAGCTTGATCAGGTGTAGGTGCTAAATATACACGATCATCATCAAAATTAGCAAAATATTTAGGTTGACCTTGTAAAGCTGAATTAGGCCAATATTCTTGACAATAAGCTAATGGTTTCATTTCTAAATAAGTAACTTGTGTACCAACAGTTATAGTTAAATAATTAAATAACATAGGTTCAATAGCAGTAGGAAGATTAACAAATCTATCACCAACTATTGCTGTAGTAGTTACGTTTTCATTAAAACCTACAGGATCAATATCTCTTGATAATGAAGAAAATGTATTATCTATAAAAGTATCTAATTGATTATTAAAATCAGTGCCTGTATTTTCTGCCCATGTTTGTATATCAGTCTTTAGACTGCTGTAAGTCATTGCCATTTTTATTCTCCACTTTTACGTCATCGTCAATCTTAAATTTAGTCCATACATGTCCTGCAAATGGATAAGTTCCATAATGAGTTAAAGGACTACGAAGATCAACATGTATCTTACCACCTATCTTTTGCCATAATCTACAAAAAGCATAATCTTCTGATAAATATCTATTACTTTTTTCATCAATAATACAGTCAAAAAATGCGTAACAGTTGTTACTTCCATACTTTTTACCATTAATAATTTGATCGCTAGTATATTTAAGATTAGAATAAGATTCGATCATTTTTCTAAATACTTCTTTTTTAATACACATGAATCCAGTTGCAGCATCCATTACTTCTGTAAATCCATCATCTACTTCAATATTATTAGGATTTGAAAAATTAAGATTGTAACCTAAAGCTCTTTGTTCTAAATGTTCATCACTTTTTTTTATTAATTCTGGTATTCTTTCCCAATCGATAGATTTTCTAGGATATACTCCGCAAGCTATATCATAATCAGATAATACCATACGAGAAACTGCATCTCCATTAAATCCTATATCAGAATCAATAAACATTAAATGAGTAAAAAGATCAGGGTTAGCATCATCAGCATCTAAAAATTGACTTACTAAAGTATTTCTAGCTCTAGTAACTAAACTTTCATTTCCCATTGTATTTAAATGTACTCTATAATTATTCTTTGCTGCAGACTGTGTTACACTCATAATTCCATGTAGATATCCTTCAGAAAGTTGACCGCCATAACAAGGTGTTGCGATCATAACACTCAGTGTTTTATTTTTTATCATGTAATAACAACTGTAACATTTCCTAATGAAGTTGTTAACAAATTTGTATTATTTAAGTACCACGTTGTAGGAAGAGTTGCAACTCCTACATAAACAGATTGACCAGATGTATTTTGAAAACCAGGTAAAGCAGTGATTTGATTAGGAACACCTCCTGTATTAGAACCAGGTATACCTCCACCAGTTCTTGCTGCTTGTGTTACAGATATACTAGCTGATGGTCTAGCATTTTGTAAAGTTTGTGCATCAGTAAAATAAGTTAAATCTAATTGTGGTTGTTTTGGTTCCCACTCGGAAGTATGTACAAACATTCCAGTCCATTCAAATACCATTTCTTGATAAGGAAATCTTAAACCTGATCTATCAGAAATAGCATATGCATATTTTCCACCTGAAAATTTTTGAGAAGGTGCTCTATGTGGTCTTGTACTTGCTGGTACTCTAGCCATTATGAATAAAAACTTGTTCCTGTTGCTGGTAAAATTCTAGTTGAAGGAGTATCATCGCCAGCAACTAATCGTTGATATGCTTCTTCATAATCTATTTTTAATGTTTGTTGTGTAGCTGGTGCAACACCAACTCTTTTTTTAGAAAGATAATAAGCAAGTCCTGCACACATACATTCTAAAGCTCTTGAAGGTACATCTACATTTTGTTCTACACCATTTACTGTAGAAGCTGTAACATCTTCTATTCTTCTCATTCTGTAATAAGTGATTGTGTAATTTGTATCTGGAGCTGGATAAATTTTTAAAACAGGTGTACTTAATCTTTGTAAATAATATTGTGTAGGTCTAGCTTGTGTAGTTTTATTTGAAATTGCTGCATAATCATTTAATCCTAAAGCAGTCATAGCATATTCTGTGCCATCACTTATTTGAATATTTGCATTAATTACATCTACTGTATCACTTGGTAAATTATATTCAATAGTTCCAGTTGTAATAGCTAAAGTTTTATATTCTATTGTCCATTGATTGTAACCACGATTAGCCCAATCACTAAACATAATATTTAAACTTCGTCTAGCTGATCTTATATCATAACCTAAAATAGGATCACCACCTATTCTATCATAAGCCTCTTGTATTACATCATTTACAGTTAAAGTAAATGTGGAAGTTCCTGATAAAGCCATAGTCCTCCATTATGCAAAAAATGCTGTTACACCGTTAGTAGTAGATACATTAGCACCTGCAATTGTAGATGAAACTTGTAAACTTGTTTTAAATTTTATACCTTCTGCTGGTAAATTAATTTGAACTGTTGAAGCACCTGCGGCTGCGTTACCTGTTTCAATATCAAATACATCTGTTCCACCATCTTTCCATGTAAGAGTACCAGCAACATCAGTAGGTTCAATTATAAAACCTTTTAGTCTCATTGGTCCTCCAAATAAAGTAACAGTAGTTGGAGTATTCGAAGCTACATTAGATAATGCTGCTTTATTTTTACTTACAACATTTAGATCCGATCCTGCCATTTTTTTCTCCTATATTAAATTATATTTTTTTAAGTCTTCATAAAGTAAAGCAATTCTGTCATCTTGTCTATTAGAAGGTTTTAAATATTCTTGATAATTAGCTTTAGCTTGTATATTACCTAAATCTAAAGGTTTAACATTAATATTGCTAGAACTACTATTTACTAAATCTGTACTTGAAGGAAGTTGAGTAGGTTTACCACTAAAAGTATCAATAACTTTTTCAATATTTTTTAATTTTTTTTCTAAATCTTCTTCAGTATCTTCTTTTTGTTCTTTTTCTTCTGTTTTAGTTTTTATTATTTCTGTTGTATCTTTTTCAGAAGTTTGATCTTGCACTTCGGAATCAAAACGATCATCATCTTTATCTTTTTTACCAAAAGAAGATAAAGCTTCACCAGCAGTTTTTAAAAAATCTAAATTAAATTCCATAATTTTTTGAGGGCCCGAAGGCCCTCTAGTTTATTATTATAAATCTGCTGCGTCTTGAACACTATTGTTTTGTAAATACAAAACAGTAACTGTTGCTGCGCCAGTTGTACCGTCACCATTAGTACCAGTAAAGTCAGCTAAAACTTGTAAATCAGTTGTACCTACATTAGTTGCTTCTGTATCTAAAATACCGTGAGTAGTTCCTAAAGATTTAACACTTTGTCCATTTATAAATGCATCTGCATCAGCTGCAGTTCCTACTGAAACAGTAGCCGCAGCACCATCATTATTCACTGTAGTTACATTAAGAATAACGTCAACTATTTGTGAGTTTGCTGGAACTACTGCACATACTTGATTTAAATGTGAAGCACCAATAATATCAA